TGAATGAGATTGAAATCCTTAGGTTCCGTAACAAAGAATTGAAGGATAAACTTGCAAAGAAATACAGACATGTTTCCCAGCTTGAGAAACGGATTCGCCAATTGGAAAGTATGTTTTTGGTTTCGCAGTCAGGAGTTGTTTCAGATTCTCAACCTCCACCAGGAACAGAGGAGAAGGAGCTGGCTCCTATGACTACAGAACAAATTACTGCTTTTGCTGACCAGGATGCTGGTTGGACTACAGAGAAAGTAGGCTATTATGAGCCGACAATGGATCTAGCGAAAAATACTGATAGTGAATTGGGCAACTTTCTTGGACGCCCTATTCGTCAATCAGCGCAGACCTGGATTGTTGGCCAACCTCTCTTTTACAAGTTCAACCCTTGGAAAGCATTTTGTGAGAATTCGTTTGTGCGAGATAAGATTAAGAACTATGAACTGTTGCGTATGAAATTGCATGTGAAAATGGTAATTTCAGGGACCAAGTTTCATTATGGTCGCGCTTTAGTTTCTTACAATCCGTACACTGTAAGTGATCAGGTAACTGTGAGCAGGAATTTTATCCTCCAGGATTTGATTCAAGCTTCACAGAAACCTCATTTCTTTCTCAATCCAACGAAGAATACTGGAGGCGAATTGTGTCTTCCTTTCTTTTGGCCCAAGAATTACCTCAGTATTCCTGATGCCGATTGGAATGACATGGGTGAGATTGTCATTTCATCGTTTGGAAACCTTTTGCATGCTAATGGTGGCAATGATCCTATTACCATCACAACATACATTTGGGCTGAAGACGTGGTACTCACAATTCCTACATCCTCTAATCCACCTCTTGTTTCACAGAGTGGTAGGCGTGGGAAGCGTGTTAATGCCAAAGATCAAGGAAATGCCATCAATTCGAATGATGAGTATGGTCAGGGTATTATTTCGAAACCTGCGGCAGCAGTTGCGAAAGCAGCTGGTGCACTGTCGAATTTGCCAGTTATTGGTCCTTACATGACTGCGACTCAAATTGGAGCAAATGCTACCAGTCGTATTGCACAAATGTTTGGATATTCAAGGCCAAATATCATCACTGACATTCAACAGTTCAAACCAATGCCTGCTGGAAATCTTGCGAACACTGATGCTGCTGATGCTGCTCTGAAGCTTACTTTGGATAGCAAGGCAGAATTATCTGTGGATTCACGTACAGTGGGTTTGGATGGAACTGATGAAATGGGTATTCTTGATTATGTGAAGCGAGAATCTTATTTGACTCAGTTTTCTTGGACTCCAGATGCTGGTCCGGACACTTTGTTGTGGAACACGCGAGTGTTGCCAATGCAGCTCGACAACATTAATGGAGAAATTCATATGACTCCATTGGCTCACATGGCCAGTGTTTTCGAGCGGTGGCAAGGTTCGCTTAAGTTCCGATTTCAGATTGTCAAAAGCGATTTCCACAAAGGTCGCATTTTGGCGAGGTGGGATCCGAACCAGTTCACATCAAGCGTTGATTACAATACCAATTATTCCAGAGTTATTGATATCGCCGAAACAGACGATTTCGAAATTGTGGTTGGTTGGGGCCAATCTGTTCCATGGTTGAGTTGTGGGCAGCCTTATGACACTGGATCGAATTTTTCCAGTGTTGCAAGGTTGCTTAACAATTTAGGCCAAGGAAATGGAATTTTGGAATTGGTTGTTCTCAATGATCTTGTGTGTCCTAGCATTGACGCACCCATTAGTATCAATGTCTTTGTTTCTGCTTGTGACGATTTCAAGTTGGCAGCGCCTGGCAACAATGACCTTAGTGGTTTTCATTTGTGGCCCGCGCCTTTGCCATCGCAGAGTGGAAACCCCAATGTTGAAACTGGGGATACCACTATGTCTGACAAACCAACTTCTCCGTCTGAAATGATGTCGATTGCCAGTAAATCAGATCAAGAAGATGCCACTTACCTAGTGTACTATGGTGATCCTCCGTGTTCCATCAGAGAATTATGTAAGCGCTATTGTTTTACTCGCTATTGGTATCCAACCAAAGCTAATGTAGACACGATGCGCATTAATGGTCTGAGGAACAAAAATTTACCATATCACACGGGTTATGATCCTTATGGAATTGATATTGCTCAGGATGCTGATACACCTTTGACGGTGGGAGCTACTGCTTTCCATTCGTGGTTCTTGCCAGCGTATGCTGGTTACCGCGGTGGAATGCGGAAGAAGTTCTATTTTTCCACTTCAAATTCCATTGAGTATTCTCCCATGGTTTCCAGGGATGAGTATCATAGCACGGGAAATGGAACTTTCTTCAATTCTGAGGTTCCTGCGGCTGCAGGGAGATCAGTAATTCAGAAGTTTTTGTCTTCTAGGTGGAATAGCATGTCAGGAAGTGGATCTGCGGCGACAAATTTAGGCATTAATGATACTCTTGAAGTTGAATTGCCTTATTATCGACCAGATCGTTTTGCTGCGGCAAGAGCCATTTCTGCTCAATATTTGCAAAGCAATTCACACAATGTTAGGACTCTTGATGTGACCTACGCTGGTCAAGGCTCGAACATTCTCACTGATTTCACAATCTTTCAACAGCATGATGCTGTGGCAGAGGATTTCTCGTTGTTTTTCTTCACGGGTGTGCCCATTTATTATGAGTACACTATCAACGAGCTTTCCTAGTGTTTCAATTTACACCGTGTACGGTCGGTTAATACCGTACAGGGTTGCAGGAGCCATAATTCCTGCGGAGTAGCTCACTCCATAAATTGAGCGTACCCATCTCTGTAAGGTGTTTTGGATGGGTGTACTATATGCACGAACATCGATAAACGTACCACAATCATTGAAAAATGAGTGGTGCGTTAATCTAAGAGCTGACCTCTTAGTGCGGCGCTAGCGCGTCGTGAGACTAATCTAACTCTTTTGTAAGGGTTGATCTAGGTATTTTACCTCGGGATTAGTCTCGAGGCTTTTAGCTTAGGTCAGGCCTTTAAGAGTCAGACAGTCTCGCCTGTACATAAAGTCAATTTTAGGTTTTTCTTCTACGTTCCATTTAGAAGTTTTTAACTACCTATTTTGCAGTTATGTACATAGTTTCCCATGGTGACATGGGAGGCGAGGTCGTTTCTGCACA